AATGCAACAAGTAATGCAGATAGCTATTATGGTAAAGCTAGTGAAATGTGGGTACATCCCGACAGGTTCCAGGGAACAGAATTACTATTAAAAGTAAATCCCGGAAGTGTCACAAGTGGTTATATCAGATACAAAATAATTTGGTGATGGCTATTAAAGAAGGGAAAAACTTTATAAAGGAAATTTTAGGTTCTTGCGATATTAAAATTGATAAAGTGACTAATATCAAAATAGAAGCTAATCCTAATGATTTGGTAACTATGACCATTACAAAACTAATAACTGAAGAACAATCCAAAAAAATTCAAAAAATATTGGAAGTGCCAGTAAAAGATATTGACACTCGTAGCGAGATTAAAACTATTTAGAATGATTCTATGGTCATAAAACATTAAAAAATAAAATATGGACGTGCCTTTATTGAGAACATTAACTTATAAATCTGTTTTGGGATTTGGTAGCTATGGGGATATGACAATACAACAAATTTTAGATCTTAAACATACCCGCTATCTAAGAAATATTTACTTTACGTGTTCAAAAATAAATTTTACCCCTGAAATTTTAGATCAAATATTTGTTCCCCTTAGTTATAGAATAAATAAACCTGGAATTGATAAGGAGAAATTAAAAAAACTTAATGCCAGTATATATGCGCATAGAAGTGAAAAATATAATGATAATTATAAAACTATGGCGCACGTATATAAGAATATGAGGGGTTTTTATAAAAGTGTAAATATTAGTGAAAATAGAAAGTTTAGCAAAGGAAACTTACAAGCCCGGAATCATGGGCATTAATATATTATTTAGAATACGTTTAAATAACGGCAAATAACGATGTCTAAGTTTACGAGTAAAACAGCGAGCGAAGCAGGAAAAAGATCCAAACGAGGGAAGTCTGAAAAGACTAAACAGTGGGAAATGTTAGGTGAATCAATAATTAATGAACATACCCAGCGATTCAATAATTTACTCAGAAAAGCAACAGATGAAAAATTCTTAACCTTATTCCCGCAAGTATTAGAATATTTCAAACCCAAGCTCAACAGGACAGATTTAACGAATGATGGTGAGAAGTACGATTTTAGTGTTTATAGTAATGCAGAGCTTATTGATGAACTCAGAGGGATTGCAGAGCTTATCTCAGGAACAAAGGGTAAGGGCGAGCAGGCTAATTGAGGAATATAAGTACAGGTGGTCATTACACGCAAGGGAAAAACAGAAAATACCCGAAGGTGATTGGGTGTATTGGCTTATTAAAGCAGGACGGGGCTTTGGGAAGACACGTACCGGTGCTGAGACTGTGAGGGTATGGAAAGACTATTATCCTATAATTAACATAGTAGGGGCAACAGCGGCAGATGTTCGTGATATCATGGTCGAAGGCGAAAGCGGTATATTACGTGTTTCGCCACCCTGGGACACTCCGCGTTATGAGGTATCAAAAAAGAAGCTCACCTATTCAAACGGAACAATTATAAAACTTTTTTCTGCCGATGAGCCAGACCGGTTAAGAGGGCCGCAGTGCTATAAAGCATGGGCCGATGAGCTTGCTGCATGGCGTTACGAAGATGCTTGGGTACAATTAAAGATGGGCCTTAGACTTGGTAACAACCCACAGTGCATTATCACGACTACCCCGAGGCCAACAAAAATCATCAAAGAATTAGCCAAAGATAAAACCACACACCTTACAAATGGAACATCTTATGAGAATCGCGACAATCTTGCCGATGCGTTCTTCGATGAAATCATAAAGATGTACGAGGGTACAAGATTAGGAAGGCAGGAGCTGAACGCTGAAATACTTGAAGATATTGAAGGTGCATTATGGACAAGTGCCATGATAGAGCGCAACAGGGTTAAAGAGCTGCCTAATATGAAGCGTATCGTTGTAGCTGTAGATCCGGCTGTAACCTCAAATGAAGATTCAGATGAGACAGGCATAATAGTCTGTGGTCTAGGCGAAGATGATAAGGGATATGTTCTAGATGATTTAACAGGCATATATACCCCTAATCAATGGGCCATGAAAACCATCTACGCTTATGAGAAGTGGGAAGCTGACAAGGTTATCGCCGAGGTCAACCAGGGAGGTGATCTTGTAGAGTCTAATATACGCACTGTTAATCCAAGTGTGTCATATAAGGCCATAAGAGCCTATAAGGGTAAATATGTGCGTGCTGAGCCAGTGGCTGCACTAACCGAGCAAAACAGGACTAAATTTCATGGGTCATTTGCTAAGTTGGAGGATGAATTAACCGGATGGGACGCTACAATGAGCAAACAGTCACCTAACAGGCTTGATGCTATGGTATACGGATTTACGGAGTTGATGTTGAAAAAAGAAGACACAAACTATTGGGCATAATGTTTAATAAGAAATTAAAAGACAGAATAACGTTCCTTGAAAAACAGCTTCAGGTATCTGCTGATAATGAATTATATAGAGGTTTATATCAATACCTACCCAAAGGGCTTAAATTATCCCGTGATGAAAAAATGGATGATTATATCCATGATGGGTATGAGTCAAACCCTGATGTATTTTCCATTAGCAATAAGATAGCCTCATTATTTGCCCGCATAGACATCAAAGCTTACAAAGGAGAAACAGAGATTGATAACCCACTGATAAAGTATTTTGACGATAATGCAGCAGACTATACTTATTATGAGTTCAACTATAACTGGGAGATGTTTGGAATTATAACGGGCAACGCAATAGTATACAATGATTTCCGAAAATTAGGTAATAATGAAGGAAGCGTGAAAGCCTTTGATATAATGCCAACGCAAAATGTTGAAATCAGTAGTGCGGGGTTTAGACAGCCTATAGGGAGTTACACCCTGGATATAGACAATAAAATAAACATTGATCCTAAAAAAGTATGGCACACCCGTATGTTTCCAAACCTTGATTATAAAGATGGCAGAAACTTCATGGGTATATCACCTGTAAAGGTGGCTGCTATGATAATACTAGCCCAAAATGCCGGTTATGATATCATTGAAGACATGCTGCGCAACGGTATCCCCCCAGGTATATTAACAAAAATAGGTGAATATGAAAAGACGGCAGCACAACAGCAGGAAGCAGGGATGCGTAAGAAATGGAGAAGGGCCGGAAGAAATAAGCTGCCAGTATTCACATTAGGCGATTTACGGTATATAAAAATAGGGTTCGATAACCTTCGTGATTTACAAGTCATTGAAAGCAATAAATCAGGCAGACAAATACTCTGTAACATTTGGGGCTTGCCCGTGCAGTTGTTTAACGATACTTCGGCGAGTACTTATAACAATATGATGGAAGCGGACAAAGCAATATACAAAAACAGGATCATGCCTGATATTGACAGGTATTGCGCTGGTTTAAATAAGCTGTTCCGTGATCAGGGGATAACATTTAGTGGTGATTTTTCAGGTATAGAAGCATTGCAGGACAACAGAAAAGAACTTGCCGCAGCACTAAAAATCTTAGTTGACGCTAAGCTCTTAGGCCGTGATGAAGCCAGGAACATATTACGCGATGCATTGAACATTGAGCTGGAAGAATTAAATATTGAAGGACTTACTCTCGAAGATATGATAAATGAACCACAGATTAATTCATTTAATATAAATCCTGATGGCTACTAAGTGGGAAAAAATAGAGAGGATGAGAAATAAGTATTACGGCAAATATGCGCGTAAGTTCAAACGTATACTCAAATCTCAATCAAGAGAGGTGCTTAATTATATCAAGGATTTTAGTATCGAAGGTTTAGAGTTCAACATTGACACGTTGATAAATGAAGAAACGCTAAAGGAAGCTTATCTTGCCTTATACCGTGAAGTAGGGTTGAAATTCAGGAAGGTGACTAACAGGGAGTTGTCTCAAAAGAATTTACAGGATGACTTGTGGATGGAAGAAATGCAAAACTATGTTGAGCTCAATGCTTTTCAAAAGATAGCCTGGATAAACAAGACTACGCGTGATGTTACGCTTAATACCTTAAGAAAGATAATTGCCGATCAGGTTGACGAAGGGTTAAGCGTTGGAGAAACAAAGAGAAGGTTAATAAAGGAGCTGCGTCAGGAATATGGAAGAATTGAAGATTGGAGGGCGTTACGGATAGCTCATACTGAAGTGATGACTGCATCCAATGTGGCTACTGCAATGACTGAGGCCGACATAACAATACCTGTGCGTAAAGTGTGGATTACTGCCGCGTATGGAGTAGCACGAACACAGGAAAGGCATACATTAATGGGTCTGGATGAGCAGAAACCTTTAAAGGGAATGCCGTTTAATGTTGGCAGTACTATGATGCAATACCCTGGAGACCCTGCCGGTGGCCCTGAGAATGTTATAAATTGCAGATGTGCTTTGGCTTATGAACCAATAGAATTGAACTAATGAAAAAGGTTGACAAGAAGAAAATAGAGGAACTTCGAAAAGTAAAGATCAAGAAATTAGAAGGAAAAGAAACCGTAAACAAAAGATAATGGATATTCCTGTTTATAGAGATAAAAAAGAGTTGTTTGCCTTTCTTATTGAAAATAAAGACAGGTTAATAACAATGAAAAAGTCGGCTATTAAATACGCTGATTCAATGCCGTTTATGATACCAGTCAATCATTTGGCAGATAAAGAGAAAATATATAAGGCAAATCAGCCTATAGCAAGGCCTGGAGATCAGATACGTGTGTTGGCAGCTATTAATACCACAAGGTTTATGGATTCACATGATGATGTTCATATAGACGGGTTATGGGACAAATCTTTGCGTGAAAATAAAATTATAATGCACCTGCAGGAGCATGCTATGCAATACGATCATATCATCGCCGATGGAGAGGAATTAAAAGCGTTTACCAAGTATTACGACTGGAAAGATCTCGGATATGACCATGAAGGGCAGACACAGGTATTGGTATTTGACAGCACTGTTAAACGTGACAGGAATAAATTTATGTTTGATCAATATGCTAAAGGATATGTGAAAAATCATTCTGTCGGTATGCAATATGTAAAACTTTTACTTGCTGTAAATGATGAGGAATATAAAGAGGAATTTGCAGCGTGGAATGAGTTTTTTGATAGCATAGCGAACAAATCACTGGCAGAGGAGAAAGGATATTTCTACCCAGTTAAAGAAGCAAAAGTAATTGAAGGTTCGGCAGTTCCTGTTGGAAGCAACAGGGTGACGCCGACAATTGATAATAATGTTGATGGTTCAGAGCCGTTTAACAACACTCTGAATGAGCCGGATGATTCCACTCAGGAAAAGGAGCCGATTGACGTAGTGAAATTTATGTATGATAATTTAAAACTCCTGAAAAATGGATGAAGAAAAATTGAAACAATTGACTGACGGTATAAACAAATCTGTTGATGATCTTAATAGTTCTATTGAGAAGCAACAGGAAACGTTGGATACCTATGAGAAGTCAATTGAGGAGATCCGCGAATCATTGAAAAATGTTGCGGACAAGGAATATACTGAGAAGATACAAACTCAGTTGGATTCTGTCGAAGATAAAATTGATAAGCTTGCAATCGAAACCGGAGATGCACAGCCTGTTGAAAAACAGATTGATGAATTTTTCAAGACAGAACTATATAAGAACGCCTCTAAAGAGGCTGGACATGAAGGTACTTTCCGGGTGAAAGCTACCATAACTACTTCTAACAGTTTCACCGAAACTAATGCTCCTATTGTAGCTCACATGAGGGAGCCAGGGATAACGGTAGATCCGCGAAATCCTTTTATTCTAACACAGTTATTTGCAAAAGGGACGACTAGTTCTGATGCTATTGACTGGGTTGAACGTTCAGACGAAACAGTTGGTACTACTGCTGTTGCTGAAGCAGGGACTTTCGGTGCTTCAGATGTAAGCTGGACATCTTACACTGTTCCTGTTAAAAAGATCGGTGGTTATGCAAAGGTGTCTCGTGAGAAACTTGAAGACACAGATTTTGTACGTGGTGAGATCATGGAGGCCCTTGGCTATCAGGCCCCACACATGCTTGAGTATTACCTGTGGAACGGCAGTGGTTCGAGCAACCAGATTTATGGTATACTTGGTAGTGGTACGTATAACCAGGCTCCAACGTTTAGCTTGCCAACTGGTGTGGCAGCCGTCACATCACCAAATGAATATGATGTTCTTGCGGCAGCTATATTGATGGTGGAACTTGGTGCTAACTCAGCCACAGCGATAGGGTTCAACCCTAATGCAATAATTGTGCATCCTACAGATTGGTTTAACATGACACGCCTGAAAGATACTACTAACCAATACCTTGTAGGTATGGATGGTATTATGAGGGTGAATGGTGTGCCTGTGTATAAATCCAACAGGATTACTGCCGGCACTTATCTTGTCGGTGACTTTACCAAAGGTAAAATATACATGCGCAGGAATACTGAAATACGCATGTGGGAACAGAATGACACTGATCCTATTGCCGATCTGGTAACTTTCACTGTCAGCAACCGTGCTGCTTTGAAAATTGCTCATGCAACTACTGGTTTAAACCGTAGGGCTTTTGTAACCGGAACATTCACTGCTGGCAAAAGTGCCTTAACTGCATAGTCATGAAAAGATTAATCTTTGTAATTGCGTTTTTGATTGGTGTAGCATCAATCAACGCACAGGATGCTATTAATGAAGTGGGGCTGCGCACAGCATATACCTTCACAGGTACAGATGCTTTTGGTGATACACTGACGGATACCGGAACGATAACAAGGTATTTCAATGTGAATCGTACCGATGCGTATTACTACTTGTTTGAGGTGACTATGGATGAGACTTCAGGTACTAGCGGCTGTCACGTTCAGTGGGCCGGTTCTCTTCTTGGGACTAATTTTACCAACATAGGGAGCGCAGACACATTAACTGCTGATGGTTCTGTATTTGAGTCAAGTACAAGCACGCCTTTGATGTACAAGTTTCTAAGGTGTGTGGTGACAGGCTATGGAACTACCACCTGGGACTTGGATTATATAGGGTTGAAAATAACCGGGATTAAGAATGATTAACCAGGATGAGGGCTTCGGCCCTCTCCATTAAATATTTGTTATGAAATATATTGATGTAAAAGTTAAAAAAACTGGGAAAAAAGACAAGATTCTTGAGGATGAATATGACCCTAAGATTTTTGAAAAACTGGGGGAAGAAAAAGCTACTGATAAACCAAAGACAACCAGTAAGAACGTGAAGTAATGTACTTCGAGATTGATACAGACATATCGCTCGCTAATGAACCTCTATTGCAGGATGCCGCTGATAGCGGTGAGACTATCATTGCTCAGTATATGAAAGAGCTTGCTGCAAACCTGAATGCGTCCGAGCAAGGATTGCTTAATAAGATGGTTATTGCTGCCAGGGTAGAATGCGAGAAATACTGTCAGCTTTCATTTGGGCAAAAGACACGTGTTGCCATGTATTTTCCTGATGATTTGGAATATTATGAGCATGTCATTGAGTTGCCTCATGGGCCGATAAGCTCTATAACATCTATCTACCCGATAGATACCGATGGTACACAATTAGATGCTTTAACCTCTGGCAGTGGTTATTATAAGATGGGAGAATCATTCCCGCAGATAACCATTCCGAAGATCAGCTCTACAGCTATAGGGGCTTCATTTGGTGATTCAGGGGTAAAGATAACGTATGTATGCGGTTACGGGGCGTCAGGGTGTGATACGCTGCCTGATAATTTATTAGTGGCTATGTGCAAACAGGTTGCCGAGTGGTGGCACAATAGAAATAATTGGATTCCTGTTTTACATTCAGAAATACGTGAAATATTAATTCCTTATGTAAGAGATGTCATATAGCATGCAAATACAACCTGCTTCACTTGCCAAGTTCAACCGTGATATGGACAAGTACAATAAGGAAGTCCATACAGGGGTGCGAAGGGAAGTGCAACGCGCAGCTATTAACGTAGAGCGCGAGGCAAAGCAGAATGTGTCAAACAGTGATCTGTTAGGGACGCGCAGCTCTGTGAAAAGCAGTATATTTAGAAAGATTCTAAATAAAGGGTATTCTGCGGTAGTACGATCAGCACATAAGGCATCGGTATATATTGAGGAAGGGACAAAGAGGCATAACATAACGCCACGTAATGCGCCTTACCTGCATTTTAAGGTTGGCACAGCGGGGAGTTTAAAAACAGGGAAGTTCACTAAATCACAATGGGTGCGCACAAAGCTTGTTAGGCATCCTGGCACACGTCCAGACCCTTTTATGGGGCCAGCTTATGAACGGGTTAAACCTGATTTTATAAGGAGATTAAAAAAGATATTATGAAAGATCCGTCAGGGGCAATATATGCAGCATTTAATACTAAGCTTGCAACATTAGCTTATTCAGGCAAAACAGTACCTGTTTATTCTTCTCGTGCAGAGGTAAAAAAGGCTGATTATGTCCTGCTGGATACACTATCATTTGAGGATAGGATAGATGAAACACATTTTGCATCTGACTGTGAGATGAGGATTGAAGTGCGGTGCGGCCCATATATGCAGCAAGGACACTGGGATCGCGTGTTCGGCATATCATCGGCATTATTTCAGGCTGTGATAAAACAGTCTTTTTCATTGTCGGGGTTTACTATGGGTGTTGAACCTTATGTTATTTCGTCACGCAACTATGAGGAGAGAGAGCAGGACGAGCAAGGCATATACCAGGTTAAAGAACTAATAATTGGATTTCATGTTGAAGAAAATTAGCATAATAATACCCTCTTTAAATGAGGGTGACGAGCTTGTAAAGACTATTTCAAGCATCAATAAGGCAGCTAAGAGGTCGCTTTATGAAGTGATAGTTATTGATGATGCTTCGGATACTGGGAAATGGGCTGACCCTCCTCAGTGGGTGAAGGTTTTACATAATGATGAGAGGCTGGGAAGGCCCGCTTCAGTGCAGAAAGGTGTTGACGCTGCACGATATGAGGCTATAATAGTATTAAATGCACGGATGAGATTTACAGAAGGGTGGATTGAGAAATACCTGAAAAATCTTAATGAAAACCCTGAGTCGTTAATATGCGCTACCT